CCGGAAGTTGCGAACCGAGTGCCGCTCTGGATGTCCCTGACATCTCTGGAGTTGTTCTTCGGTGCGCCTCCGGTCAAGGATGCTGACTTCGCTGCGCAGTTGGAGGAGTGGGTGTACACTGTGAAGCCTGAGGACGGGAAGAACTCAGACAGGCGCAGACTTGTTGAAGCGGGCTTCAGGGGCTTGGAGGCGAAGGGGATGGTGTTCGGGGAGCAGCTCTCGATGCTGGAGTGGCTCAAGTGCCCGAGTCGGTGGCTCGCCAACGGGGCCACGACTTCTCGGGCACTTGAGGGTAGCAAGAGGACGAAGTTCTCAACCTACCTCGCATCCTCGCAGCACGAGCTCCTGCGTGACATGTTCTCAACAACTCCACCTCAGAACAAGGTGAATCCGAAGCGTGAGAGGTCCAAGACTCGCAACACTGTGTCAAGCGACTGGGATCTCTACCTGCAGATGAAGTGGCTCACGCAGGGCGTGGAGGGGGCACTTGAGTCAGTGTTCCCGACCACCTTGTCCAGCAAGCTGAAGCAGGTGTCACGGTGGCGGATGTGGCGCAGTCGGATGGCCAACTCGGTCGGGGTCCCCATCGACCAGTCGACGTTCGATCACGTCCCGTGGATGGACATCATCATCTCGATGGTGACGTACATCTGCGCTCGTGCTCGTGAGAAGGCGCCCGACACCGCTCTCCACGCTCGCATCACCGAGATCGTCATCAACAGGATCAGGGCGGGTTCTGTGAACTGGGAGTCCTACTCGTGGAAGCATGTTCGCGGTCTTCTCTCCGGGTGGGCTTGGACCTCTGTCCTCGGCACTCTCATGAACTACATCGAGTTCGTGGGTATCGTTGCTGTGACTCGAGGTTCCTTGCCTCCTGTTGACGCGATGGCGTTCCAGGGTGACGACGCGTTGCTCTTCGCTGACTCGTGGTCCCAGGCCGCCACTTGGGTACAGAGTTACATGCGTGTGCTGCCTGTCAACCCTGGGAAGTTCTTCGTCTCTACCTCCAGGACGGAGTTCTTGCGGCTGGTCATCACGGACGACCGGGTTGCTGGGTACCTTGGGCGCGCGGTGCCGTCACTCATGTACGCAAACGCGTGGGCGGGTGGCAAGATGTCCGTACAGTCACGTGCCGCTTCGTGGTCCAGGCTCGTCGCTCGCGGTGG